ACAATTCAAATCGTTTGTATGATTACATGGGTCTTCCCGAGCCACCTACTGGTGGCGCTAATATTTCTATATCGGCTTTACCGTTTGCGGCGTACCAAGCGTGTTATAGTGAATTCTACAGAGATCAAAACCTTATTACTCCTGTCAACTATAAACTTGTTGCTGGTAATAATGAATCTAATATTGCTGGTCTTACTGCATTAAGACAGCGCGCATGGCCGCATGATTATTATACTGCGGCTCTTCCTTCATCACAGCGTGGGCCTGCTGTTGATATACCTTTAGGTGAGATAGGGCCGTTACAGGTTAAACGCCGTACAGAGAATCCTGATGGTCCAGAAGGGCCTACAGTAGATTGGACTGCTAATGCTCCTGTATTGCCCGGTACTGTTGGTGTTGAAGTACCTAATGTTGAAATAGATGATCCGGATATTCTTGTGAGATCATTATTTGCAGAAGGTGACACTGTTGAGCCGACAACTATTAATGACTTGCGTCGTGCTTCTAAATTGCAAGTCTTCATGGAAAAACTTATGACCTTTGGACAACGCATCAAAGAATATACACTTGGTATCTGGAACGTTCGTTCATCTGATGCTCGTTTGCAGCTTCCGGAGTACATTACTGGTTCTATTTCCCCCGTTATTATTTCCGAGGTACTCAACAACACAGGGCAAGTTACGCCAGATGGAGATGAACCCGGCTTACCTCAAGGTAATATGGCTGGACACGGGCTTGCCTATACTAAAGGCAACTACAAATCTTACTATGCTGAAGAGCACGGGTTCATTATATGCATGATGTCTATCATTCCGGAAGCAACCTATTCACAAGGTGTTCCGAAACATTTCTTACGTGAAGATTATCTGGATTATGCTATACCAGATTTCGCAAATATTGGCGAACAGGAAGTACTCAATAAAGAGGTATTCCTACAGCATACAGAGCCTAACGCAGTTTGGGGTTATGTTCCGCGATATGCTGAATACAAGTACATGCCATCTCGTATTTCTGGCGATATTAAAACCAGCCTCGATTTCTGGACGTTGTCCAGAAAATTTGAAGCTGGTGTTGGTGAGCCTAATTTGAATCAAGACTTTATAGAGTGTCGCCCTGGTAAACGCATATTCGCGGTTACTGATGATGCGGAAAATTCTATTGTTGTACAGATACTCCATAATATTTCGGCAGTACGTATGTTACCGAAGTGGGGTACCCCAACGCTGTAAAATGTGTCTTACACCATTTGCAAAAAAATCTAAAGAAGGTGATTATGATTACTTTCCCTGTGGCAAATGCCCCCCCTGTTTAAAACGGCGTGTGTCTGGGTGGTCTTTCAGACTTATGCAAGAAGGTAAGCGGTCAGCATCTGCGTGGTTTGTTACGCTTACCTATAATTCAGATAATTTGCAATTCTCTAATAAGGGCTTTAAAAATCTCTATAAAAAAGACTTGCAAGACTTTTTTAAACGATTACGAAAAAGAATGCCCGATGTTCCAATTAAATATTACGCCGTTGGAGAGTATGGTACCATTAATATGCGTCCTCATTATCATGCTATCATGTTTAACGTTGATCCTCATGCCGTCCAGATGGCGTGGAGCAAAAACGGGAAGAGCATGGGTGACCTTCATTTCGGTGACGTTAATGGTGCAACAATTGGTTACACTCTCAAATATATGTCCAAGCCCTCTAAAATCCCGTTACATAAGAACGATGACCGTACAAAAGAATTCTCCCTTATGTCAAAAGGACTCGGTGAGAATTATATCACTGTTACTACCAATAGGTGGCACACCCGGTCTTTATTAAATCGTATGTATCTCAATGTTGATGGTAAAAAAATTGCAATGCCTCGTTACTATAAGGATCGGTTATATACCGAGACTGAACGGCAGACAATTGCATTTCATGCAAAAATCGATAACGAGATTCGCGAAGGAAAAAATCTCGAAGAGATGATCGCTAAGTATGGCGATGATTATACTCGCATAAAAGCGGAAGGCGATATTGCCGCATTCAGAAAGATGCACAAAAGTGCATTACAAAACCGTAGGTTATGAATGAACATGGTAAAATGCTGTTAGATATAACAGCACCAGTAAGGGAGATACGTCCCCCTCGTGTAAAAAATGCGTTAAACGCATATAAATTCCCAAAATGGGCGGAGTACAACGGACGCCCCTCAGAAACAATACCAAACGAAGCAATGTCTATGCGGGAGATACTTCACCGCTATACACATAATCTTCCTCTCAATGTCCCTTCTTATCAGACATTCTTCGATGAGGATAATAATGTTCCCGACTATCAGCATTTAGACTTTGCTGAACGTCAAGCCCTCCGGGATGCATACGTAGATGAGATTCAAGAATTAAGGCAGAAAGCTGCCCAAAAACAGGCTAAGTATAAAGAATGGCTAAAGGATAAGGCCGATAAGGATAAGGCCGCCTATGAGGCTAAAATAGCCGAAACAATCAAAAAAGTTCGTGAGAACGATAAACCAGCCGGAACGGATGGAAGCACTAATACCCCTTGATATATTAGTGCTAATTGACACCAGAGCCACCATGGCTCGTTTCAGTGTCAAACAAGTATAGTCCTCCCCCGCCGGATGACCGAGGTAAAAAGCTGAGGCGCACGAGTTCACCACGATGAGGTACGAAGAGGCAGTAACGGTGGCGCAAAAGCATTAACCCGAGGGCAGTCCGCCCGGCGGAGGACTAGCCCGCCGGCAATGAGGCGATCCTACGTGATCAATCGAGGTCGTATGACCTCGAAACCGAGGCCTTGCCTGCATCGCTTGCGATGCTGCAAGCCTCGAACTACGCTAATCAAAAACTTCAAAAAATGAAAAAAATCTATTTTTTTTCTATTATTGTAATGATATGTATATCAATATCTTACATTTACCCTGCCGCTGCTGGGTATAAGGTTGCTATCGCTCCTATTATTGCAGCAGCTGGTATATCTGCCCTTTCAGCTGGAGGTCAGGCATATGCGCAGGGTAAAACCAATAAAAAAACACGAGAGTGGAATGAAAAAATGTACGGTGTACAAAGAGAAGATGCTATGGCCGATTGGCAACGTGTAAATGACTACAATTCTCCCGTCAATCAAATGAAATTGTTAAGGGAGGCTAAACTAAATCCTAATCTTGTCTATGGTAATGGTACAAGTGTTACAGCTTCGCCTGTTCGATCTTCCGATACCGGTAACTGGAATCCTCAGACCCCCGATTATGCTTCGATACCGGGTGCTGCTCTTCAAGGAATTTCTGCATACCAAGATTACACTATGCAGCAAGAACAATTAAAAACTATGCAAGTAGCTAGAGATAATATGAACTTGGATGGTATTCTTAAAACACTGGTAGCTTCCGGTAAAACTGTACAAAATGCCCAATCTGCACTTGACTTGGATAAGGCCAAGGCACTTTATGACACCTCCATTGCGACAGCTGAAGAGCAACTACGATCTTTATCAACTGGCACGGACATTAAGATTAATCAAGAGATCCGTGACGCAGCAATGCAGGCTCCTAATCTTATGGGAGCTTTCGAACGCGTGGCTAACATTGCGGCTAATACAGCCCTCGCTAAACAGCAACTTCAAAACCTTAAAAAAACTGGAACACTCCAGCAAATGGAGATCAATATGCGTAAACTAGGTCTATCTTATCACGACAATGCTATTATGCGGATACTCGCACAATTCGCTGATGGTAAGTCTCTTCCAGAGGTGGTACAATCCCTTTGGGATGTTATACGTGGTAAAGGTGATCTTGCTCCTATTGGTGATAATGCATATCCGTCATCTGAAAGGATTCATTTTCCCAATAAAAAGCGTTAACTTACTGTTGTTATCAATATTGCTTAACCAAAATTGTTTAGTATGGCTAACTATCGTTCCCGCAGAAGTCGTGGCCGCAGACGCGGCCGCACTCGCACAAAACGCAATATTTACATTGCACGCGGTGGATACCGCATTTAATGCCTACAGGCCGCACTACGTGCGGCCTTATTTATTTACAATCCCTAAACAAAGTTTAAAATGCCTAAACTTAACTTGTTTAATTCTGTGCAGGTTAGAAAGCCTGCTAGGTCTGTATTCGATATGTCGCATACAGTTACTACTACTGCTGACATGGGTCAGCTTATTCCTGTTATGAATATGGAGGTTCTACCCGGTGATTCTATCACTTTAGGTTGTGAAAGCCTTTTACGCTTTCTACCTATGGTTTCTCCAGCTATGCAAAAGATCAAGGTATCTTTTCATTACTGGTTTGTTCCAAATCGTATATTATGGGATGGTTGGACAGAATGGATAACCGGTAAGAATACAATGTTGGATAGACCCTACATTGATTATAATATTACTCGTTACAATTCAAATCGTTTGTATGATTACATGGGTCTTCCCGAGCCACCTACTGGTGGCGCTAATATTTCTATATCGGCTTTACCGTTTGCGGCGTACCAAGCGTGTTATAGTGAATTCTACAG